AGTTGATGTGATAGCATTGCTGGTTAAAATAGCATTATTTGATAATACGTTTGCCGTAATAGCTCTAATATTTAATGTATTTGCATTTGATGTTGTTGTATTACTATTTACTACAATGGTATTAGATAAAAATCTAGAATCTCCTTTTGTCGTAATATTTAATGTATTTGCATTTGCATTTAAAGTATTAGAAACAAAAACAGTGTTTGTAGAAACACTTAATGTAAAATTATTTGTAGATATTCCGGTATTACTAACTACAAATCCTGGAAGATTTATTAATTTTGATACATGAATATTAGATGAGAATGATCCATCATTCAAAACCGAAATAGATGTTCCCGGATTATTGAAGTTTGTTGGATTATTAAAAGCTGCCGAAGAATTACAAACAAACCCTGTTCCGGGAGAATTTATGAATAATGTATTCGAAGATTTTTCATAATTTCCCGTTTCTAGTAAATTTGCATAGTGAACAAGATTTACTGTAGTACCAAGCCATTCGAAGAATGTGTTTGCTAAAGATATTTGTACTATTGGCATTTATCTATCCTTTATTTATTTAATGCTTTTAATAATAACTGCTTAATTTCCGAGATGTCATTTTTGACGGAAGAAATTTCTTCTTTAATAGTATCCATTTCTTCCTGTTGTCTTTTCATTTGTTGTCTTCTAGTTTTATACGATTCTAACTCTGCAGTATTATTATTTAGTAAAGCCATATTATTAGAATCTCGTAAAAAATCTGTTCCTTTTACTCTACTTAACATATTAAATTGCCTCTGGTAATGCAATAGCTCTTAAATCTATTAAATATGGAACTCTTGTTGAATCGGGAGAAGACAATACAATTTTTATAGCAAATTGATAGAAGTTGATATATGTTTCTCCAGAAGATTTACTTACATAAGAAACTTTATTATCAGCAACTAAATCTATTCCCGGTGCAGCAACAAATTCTCTAACATCATTTCTAGAAGATGAATATAATGAATCTCCTGATATCATAGTCATCAATTGCCAATCACCATCTGCAAACTGTTGAACATCATTTCTATCCAATATTTTATAATAAACATAAATGTCAGAATTTACTGGTCTATATGCTGTAAAATATACTCTAATATCACCAGCATCAAATCCTGGGGCAAGAGTCACTGGTTTTGTGATATATCTTAGAAGTGCATTTCCTCCTCTGGAAGATGTTTCTCCTGCAATGATAATTTCAGCATTAGAATTCCCGCTTCTACTTGGATCATCTATTGTTATTGTTGGAGTAGAAGCATAACCAGATCCAGGATAGATAACATCAATTCTATCTATTTCTCCATTTGCTTTTACAACAGGATTAACGATAGCAGTTTCTCCAGTAGTATTAGAAGTTCTGCTAATAGTTATCACGGAACTATTAGAATATCCAGTACCACCATCGATAATAATAAAATTATTATTTGCCAATCCTAAATCATTGATAGCCCATTTTACTCCATATAAAGTTGTTCCGGATTCCGAAATTACAGGACTTATGAAAGAATCTCTAGAACTTAATGTTGCTGTTAAAACAAAGGAATTTGCCGAATTTGCAACTAAAATTCTTTCTCCCTTACCATCGTCCAAATATATGTCATCATAAGTAGCAGTTCCATATTTTCCCGGAGTTATTGGATGTGGGAATACCTCAGTTTCTCTTGGAGACGCTATAGTTGCTTTATACGTATATCTTATTGGAGCAACATCGAAAGTCAAATCAGATGCCGTTACATTAAAGGCGCTGATTAATCTATCTTGATTTGTTGTATAGGAAGAACCGAATTCGGCAACAGTATTTGCATCCTCCAAATACGAAATAGCATTATCTACTAAATGTCTTTGTGGTAATTTCGTTGGAACCACGAAATCTATAGATGGGTTTTTACTAACATCAAAATCACATCTAGTCAATTGGAACATCAAATCTTTATTTTGATCTGCTGCCCATGTTATTGTATTTTGAGATAAGAATAATTCTCCAATATATGGAGTCTGAGCAATTTTATAATTTGTAAGTCCTCCTGCTGTGCTTGATAAAGCATACTCACCTAATTCTGCAGTCCATATGAAATATTCATTAGAATTTGTTCTTACCAATAATGCATACATGGTTTCTGGTCGAATATATACAGGAACAGGGAATACAAATTCCGTCCATGTAGATTCGTCTTCGATACTAGGAGATTCTGATACGTTAATCTCATCTGTATTCAACACCACGGTAGCATGTGGCAAAAAGTCTCCAGAAGGATATCCATTTATAGTCTCTAATATCGATACAGTGACAGGAGAATTATGGGTTGTTGGCTTTGTTTTGAAGAACAATTTAACCGATTTAACAAATGCTCCATTGGGTGCTTCGTTCGAATATACTATAAATGATTGACATACAGGATCTACATAATTTACAATTTTTGTAGAGGCATATGTTTGTTTAACTGTATTAACGGTATTAGAACTACTACTAGTAGTTTTGCTACCAGAGATTTTACTTGGATCTGAAGAGAAGTTCAAATTCTGTTTTTGAACATTTAAAGATGAAGCAAAGAACTTAGTTTGAGCAAATGTAGTTTCTGTTCCAGAATTTCCTCCGGTTCTATTATCCACTCTAAAAATCTTTTCTCCGGTTTTAAATTGATTTCCTTGAAGATAGAATGTTCCAGAAACAGATCCAACTCTATCACTTCTCAATGTTCCAGATGGATTTATTGGTTTGATATCAAATATTGCGTTTGCAATAGAATTGACAGCAATAGTAGAATTATTATTTGTCATCAATACAATTTCATTATTTGTATTATCTTCTCTACCAGAAACAATTCTATAACTGATTTGGGTGTCTGGATATATAACAAATAAATCTCTATCAATATATTTTGATTGATTATTCGTAAATTCTCCAGAATACATTCTAGGAATAACTATTTGATTACTGCTATATTGTTTCTTTATTTTTCCAGAAAGTCTTGATATAGAAGCAAGATTTGCTTGGGCTTTTATTCCAGTAGTAGCACCAGCACCATTTATAGTTAAAGCAAATACATTTGAATTGAGGTTATTATTTTTAACATAAATGGTAGAATCTACATCAGATCCTAGATCCAGTTTTTGTCTTAATATGACACCAATATTAACATTTGCACTATTATAAATTTGAGTTGAAGTGTTGGTGTGAACATTAACAACTTTTGCGAATTTTTTATACGAAGTTGTCGATGTATCATAATATGCCAAAACATCTCCAACTTGGAATGTTTTAGTTACTGGAATTAATTTTGATCTAATATTTGAGTATAATACTGTATTATTGACTTCTATAATATTGGATTGTCTAATTCTATTAGTAATATCAACACCATCGAAGAAACAACTCATTGGGCTATTTACCAATAAATCCTTTGCAACGAATTGAATCTGTTGAGATCTAATATAAGGATTCATTGATACATCGGTTACAAACCCATTATTTTGATCAAATGTATCAGTAACATTTTGCCAATTTCCCCAAATTTTAACATCTGTTGTTTGGGTATCTGTGCTTGTTGAAACCGTTGATAAAGTCGTGGTTCCAATACCAGACCAAAGACCAGTCTTACTATATTTTTCCCAAAGGAACTGTGCTATGGTTGCCTGTAAATGTCCCAAATATCCTCCAGCACCCCAATTTATTATTGTAACTCCCGTTGGAATTGGTTTTGTTTTTAGAGGAGGAACTAACCCTAGTATAGCAGCATTAAATAACGGTTTTCCTCCATAATATTCTTCAGATCCATATAAAGTAAAGAAATCCAATACCTCATCTTCTGTCATTAAAGATGGGAAATTTCTGTTAGGATCGCCATAATCGGTGGTATTAGTTTTAAACTGTATTTCACTGGTAGTCGTTACTGGAGGTCTTTCTGTAGACGTTATAGTTTGATAATCCGCAAATACATTATTAGTATTAGATTCTACAGAAACCCTAAATCCTGGATCTGTGGAAGAGATTAAAATGTCTGGGAGTCTTGAAGTTGAAATCCAATTATCAATAGATGGACTTATATAACAAACTCCTTCAATTCCAATGAACATAAACGGATTCAAATTGACCGTTCCTGTAGCATATGGTTGTGTCGCTAGAGGCATTGTATTATATGGAAGAGTTGCATATGAAATCAACCCATCATAATGTACTTTATAATTTAAATCATCAGAATCTCTGACAACACCATTACTATATAATGCATCTCTTAAAAATAATGGATAATTTGCGACATCTGTTCTAGCAAATAACTTTCTTTTTGCTTGAGAAATTGAACAAGCCAAATCTTGACTATAAGCATCTGCGACTTTGTATGAAGTAAAGTCGTCTGTTAAAATGCCATTTTTAAATCTATTGTTACCAAACTCGTCGGGAATTTGAAGATTTTTTGCACTCTGTTCTATGTTACTTAAAGATGTGTAATATTCTAATCTGTTAACTCGTTCTTCTAGTGAAGTAATATCTTCCATTCTCCAACGCTTATGATTTACAAACTGTACGTTTAGAGAAGAAGACGTTCCGACAGTATCTTCTCCAGGAACATATGAAGTATATGGCTCATGGGTCAGTCTGCCGATAATTATCGATCCATCCGGTTCTTTTGGTTCTTTTGGATTTGTAGAAGAAATCCCTTCGATCAAAGATATTGATTTATCTTTTGAGATTACAATAATATCTTTTCTCCCCAGATAATAGGAATAATCCGATACCAGATTTGTTCCGTCTACCGGAATCCCGATTGGGGAACTTGAAACAGAATCTTCAAATGCAAATGATGAATTTGCATTTTTAACTTTTGGTCTAAAATCGATAGAATCTCTAAGATTATATGTTTTCCCGGATTTTGAAATATATTTTGGAATACTTTCGTATGGAACATTTAGATATGAATCTCCGATGAAGAATCCATCTCCTCCGGTATGATTGAAATATGAAAGCAGAACTAATAAATTTCCTTTTGGTGCAGGAGAACCATTAATTAATGATAAAGATGCATGATCGTAATAATTATCTCGTTGTCCATTATCGAACGAATAATATCTAGTTACATCATAAAGAGGATTTGTCAACATACTAGCAGTTGGAACAGTATTTGCTCTTTGTGTATCAATAATCTTAATTATTCTTCTAACATCTGCGATATACAGAGATTGTTTTGTGCTATTAAATGTTCCTTTTTTATAATATACTTGAGCATTTACAAGATCGACATGCACATTTGTAGTTACTTGGGTTCCGGTATAATTAACACTAGATACATTTGCACTAACAATTGTTTTTGTTTTTTGTACATATGTTGGATCGTTTGCGTTTTTAATCCAAACTTTGGCATAGATATCGATTGTAGTTGAAGTCCATGTGCTTTTGTTGATTGTTGCTGTTGTGGATAAAGAACTTATAGTTATACCATCTGTAGAACTTCCGGAAAAAGAAATTATATCACCATATGCCAATCCAGATGTTCCTGGATTTCTTATAACACAAATGAAGTTTTCGTTTATTTCCGATGTGTTTAGGACACCATCAGTACCAATTTCAAATTCCATTACTCCTGTTCCTGGAACTTGAATAGAACCATTTATTGGTTTATTTTCGAATTTTATCCACGAATGATAACTTGAATTTGTTATAGAATTTTCTTTAATGAAACTATTTTCGAATGGATAAATTAATTCTTGTTCAGAAACATTTGAAAAGACAACATCACCAGAATCTACTCCATTAACTTTACTAGAACTATTAATTATTCCTTTTGTAACAGTGTTAGATTGAGCATAGAAAGATTCAAAATCTTTTGTAGTAAATAATAATTTAAATGAAACGTTCGCTTCTGGGGTTCTTCTAAATGATTTATTTAACTGCGCTACTTTATTAGTACCATTATACGAAATTATTTGTAATAAATCTCCAGCATCAACTCCACTATCGATGGTTATATATAAACCTTTATACGCATTTGCGGTGGACGAAAATGTTGATGGTAATACAATTGAATTATTGACTTCGTATGTGTTAGCTGAATATCCTGTTAATGTATTAGTTTGTATATCAACGAAAGACATTTTATAAATGAAAGATTTGGAATTTGCTGAATTTGGAGCAAATTGGAAATCCATGCCTCTAATTTTTGCAGTACCAGCTTTTGTTGCAATGTATTGAGCGGAAGAAGTATTAGTCAAATTGGCGGGTGTTTTTACAACATGGAAATCTACTGATTGGTATCCTTTTTGATCTATTAATCCTGTTACAGTATCACAATATAGGTAATTCCCATATCCCATAAACATTGTAGAATTTTCTACTGTGTTATAATCTCTTGCTTTGTGACATACAAAAGAAGCATCACTTTGATTTTCTACTACATATCCTCTAACAAATGCTTTTCCGGGACCAACTTTTACCATGAAGGTATTGCTAGAAGATGGTATCGATTCCGTAGTTAATTTGAATTTTTCTGAGATAAAATCTCCGTTTGTGTCAAATGTTCGTCTAGCAAAATAATCATCTATAATAGAATATTCTGTAAATTGTACGGATTTTAATAACTTACCAGCATCGATTCTTAATAATTCAATAAATGTCTCGTCTTCGTCTATGACAAGAGGTTTTGATATAAGAGTCAGTAATATTTTATATCTATCAGCACCAGGAGCTTGGAAATTGGAAGAACCGAGAGCAGGATCTAATAAAGATGGATCATCATTATAGTCAAATATTGATTCGCTGATAGAAAGTCCAACTCTTGCAGAGGGAGCATCGGAATATTCATCTACGGAAACAGTTTGTTGTTGAACAGAAACGAAATATCCATCGATATACATTACTCCATCTGATATGGATGCAATAGAAGATTTTCCAGTACTTGGCTGATATAGTGAATTGGCATCGATAACTATTGCGGAAATATCAGTATCTACAATTATTACGGTGTCTCCGCTGGTAAAATGTTCTCCGGAAGTATATGATAATATTAATGTAGGTGGATCTACCACCGCTCCGGTATTATCAACGAATTTTTCTGCTGTGTGAACTACTTTGGCAACAATAGTCCCATCAGAATTTGTAACGGTGACATTATTAAAATCTGCGGCAATTATTTCATTGTCAAATTGGTCAAATGGCTCTAACTTTAGAAAATAAACACTAAAATTTAAAGTGGTTCCAGCACCAGAAACAATAGAATGATTTTTAAAAATATGATTACCAAATTTAGTAATTTGATTTTGTAAAATTGTTTGGGCTTGAGTTAATTCTCTTGCTTGGACAGCATATCCAGGCTTAAATAGAATTCTGTGGAAATTTTTATTAGTGTCGAAGTCGTCCCAGTATGGACCATTTTGGAATGTTAATGCCATATTTTTTCCTTAATATTTTACAATAAGCCTAAATTGCTCGGTGTCTGAAGAATCTCTTTGTGTTGTTTCGATATTTTCTACATAAACAATATTCCCTGTAAATCTGGACATTGTTGGATTAGAAACACCCGATATAATTGCATATCCACCAGAAGAATGACCAATAATAGCATAATTTGGACTGGGAATACCTACACTATTTATAACATATAATGCATTGGTTGTAGTATCAAATGATAAACATTCTGCAATAAACGTGTAATCTGTTATACTATTACCTTGATAAACAAGTTCTCCTTGCTGAAATGGTGCTATTGATGGAGTTAATAACAATACCGTTGACATAGTATATATGCTTCCATTAGCATGTAATTCGTCAGAATCTAATGCATATGGATTAATCATTAATCCTAATTGATTGAATTCTAAATTGGTGGGTATTTTATTAGATTCCGATCCTTGAAATTCGCAAGTGATCATAATAGTATCACATCCAAACTCTTCTATTGGATCAAATCCGTGACCACCAATTGGAGAAATATAAATTTCAGCATTTGCGCCATTTCCAGATAAATTTGTAGATGGTAATATTGATATATCAGCATATGTATAGCCATATCCTGTGTTAGTCATTAAAATATCAACAATGCTATTTGAAGCAACATATGCTATAGCATTTGCATTATATCCATCCCCAGTTATTCTGATGTCCACTGTATCAGTTCCAGGAGAATATCCAGATCCTCCTTGGATAAGTCCAACGATATCTATACTACCCGCTTTGGATGAGGTAGAATTTATATTTGGTGGCTCGTCTTGTTTTATAGGAACAGGAATATAATTACTATCATAAAATTTTTCTTTTCTTCCTTTATCTATGGTATAGATATATTTCCACTTATATCCATCTGATGTTATCTGTAATAAAGACGTATCAAATGTTCCAGAATCCAAATATGGTTCTACAGAAGATAGAGGTGCTTTATTAATCATACCCCCAGAAATAAATGTATTTGCAACTCCTATTTTATAGGATTCATCTATTCCAAATGCAACATTGGCAACTCCATTTGTTGCCGATATAACTCGATAGGTTCCATTATAGTCAGAAGGTTTTGAATTCTGTATAGTAATATAATCTCCGATGGAATATGTATTTAATCCAGAATAGGTTATAGAGACTATAGTATTCGATCTTGTTATTGATGTAATGTTATAAGTATTGCTACGAGTTTTACCATTCCATAGGCATTTAAATACTTGGTCAAATCTATTAATAACATAAAATTTCTTTAATAATTTTCCATTAATATCTTTTTTAAATATAAATTCTTTGTCTGTATAGATGTCATAATATGTATTTGCTGTCCACTTTATTTTTTCTATAACCGGGGATAATTCATTGTTTGTTATTCTTTTAGCAGCAAACATACTTTTATAAACGCTTTTTATATAAGCATTAGATTCTATAGGTGTTTGCAGTGAATTTGCTGTATCCGGATTTCTATATCCTATAAAACAATATATGTTGCTAATCAAATCGTTAGTATCACTCAAAAGCGATATAGGAGAATAATAAAATTTCTCTATATCATGAGTTCTGAACGATGTTGTTAATAACCCAATATTATTTGTTGAAATGGCCATATTTAATATTCTATTAAAATTTCGTTTGAATTAAAGTTTCTTTCTACACTTAAAAGTACGGGAGAAGTAGAATTTCCTACACTTGTTAATACTTTGTTACAGTAAATAATTCCATCGTTATAATCAATGGAATTCACAACAACTCCAGAATTATTTTGAATATATAACTTATCTGTAGAGAACACTATATCATTAAATTTTCTAGACGATGAATAATTACCATTATTTATTCGGTCGAAATTTCCAGTCAATTCTGTTACAATAAATGTGTTTGATGTGGCATATCCATAAGCCACATTATTGTATCTTAGTAAATAATAATCATTCAATACTATTGTGGAATTCGAAATATATACATCAGAAACCACCGAGTAATATATTTCTCTATTATTATATGTATAATATCCATCGGTATATGGGGATACACTATAATTTGTTTGTACATCATAATAATAAAATTTATCATTCGTAGTTTCTATATCAGAATATATTTGTGATGCTGTTTGAGCATATATTCTACCATAGCAATCGTATAATCTAACCGAATATATTTTTTCTTTTTCATTGATTATCTTTGCCGAGTGGAATTTACCATAAAAACTTGGATTGGTTCCATTTCCTTGATATACTCTCGCTCCAAATGAAGGAAAACTTAAAATGAATTCTGGTCTTTTAACGACTATTTCATATTCATATACAGAATACGAATTATTTTTTATCGAAACCTTATTATTTGGTGAAATTATATTAGATAAGTTACTAACTCCGACGTATGGAGTTATATTACTAAATTTAATTATATTTCCGCCATTCGTTTGTGTAGATACGATGACTGCATTGACAGATGAATTTGCATAACTAGTTAAATTTGCAGTTTTATATCCAGAATCTGTGACAAGTTCTAAATCTATATCTTCTTTGTTTTTTATTATATGTTTCCCTAAGAATTGACTTCCAGCAGGATTCAATAAATTCTGAACAAGTTCTTTATAAGATGAGAATGACTTTTCAACATCAATAAAATAGGTATAATTATTATATACTTCATTTTGTAGTCTACAATAAGAACTTAAATGTCCATCGGCATTTAAATACTTTCCATCATATGCTGTTGTTCCATCTAAAAGAAACGCATTAGCTCTTGCTCTTCCGTTTCCATAGAATATTATGCCATTTTCAAAGTCATTTATATTATAAGTGTCTAAAATATCATATTCATAGAATGCATCTCCGGAACTAATTTTATCCGCTTTTATACTCATATTATGATTCAAAGTTCCGGTATAATTATAGAATCTTCCTAGATAATAATCGTTTTCTTCATCGATTACTTCGAATGAATATGTATTAGCTTTAAAACTTGGAGAAGATACAGATCCTTGATAAATTAACTCATTCTTTTCTGGGCGATCTGATCTAGAAACGCCAGTTAATATCATATCAACAATTCTTAAAGAAACTTTAGGTGCGGTTACATAATCTTCCCCTTCTTCGATAACATCGATTCTTTCAACTTTTCCAATGTCATCTGTAGAAGCTTTTATAGATTCTCCATCGCCAAGAACGGAATTAATTCGCAAAATTGCCCCATTTCCAGAAACAGAATTTACAGTTAATGTTGGTAATATGGAATATCCCATTCCACCCAGAGGATATTGTCCAACAGTAGAAGGTGCTCTGACATAAGTTATTTTTTCTATAGCTCCATTTGCTGCTACTTGGCTTACATTTGCATATGCACCAACTCCAGATCCATTTATAAAATTAATGGTGTTATTGACCACATATCCTGTTCCACCAGAAATGATTTCAACATCACCAAGAATATTTAATTTTTCTATACTAGAAGTTCCTATTATCGACGCATTATTTGATATAATGTTATATTTCGATAATACATTTACAAGAGGTACTTTTGTGTATCCAGAACCGCCAGTAAATAGAGCAACGTTTGCTATAGGATATGTTGTGAAAGATGTTTCATGTAGAGCATCTATTAACTTTGTATTAGCATTTGCAGTAGGCATTGCTGGAAATTGATATGTAGATTCATTTAAGAATGTACTTCTAAATGGATATATGACATCCTGCATTATCAAGTCAATTTCTCTTGGACGAGATATATCTATACCAGTAACAGCGGCTGTTGCTTGAACTGTTACCGCGTCTCCTCCACCTATAAAAACTATTTCGCTTTCTGGATATGGTCTAAATCCTTCTGAACCATATTTAAGAGTTATATTACCCACGGTTCCGGGATTAACTGCTCCGACCTTGGCAGTAGCTCCAATAGGATTATCAACATCTTCATTTAACCCATCAAAAAGAATTACAGGATCTCCTACATCATAGTTCAATCCTCTAAATCTTGAATTGGGTATAATAGATCTAACCAATCCTACAACTTTTGAAACTAAATTAGATCCATCGATTATAACATCGTTTAACTTCGAATCTACTATTCTTACAGTCTCTCCGGAAATAAAACCTCTATTAATATCACTTAAAAATATTTCTATTTTTTTAGAAGAGACTTGGGATTTTTCTATCTTTCCTGTTGCGTGTGATGTTTCGCCAAAAATTAGATAATTATCGATCCTCAAAAATCGAGAGTCTAATGTATCTAATTTTACCGTTCTAGAAGAAGCCCATTTACCATCAGAGGCTTTTAATACGAATTGTTCTGTCTCTGTGGTTTCGCAATCCGAACCATATATGGATCTGAATAAGAACTTAAATGATGCTGGTGTGGATTTTCTTCTATAAATCTCTTTAGAAAATTTTACTAATTTTCTTTTATCTATTAAAGTTTCTTCTGGAAAATATTGTAAAAATTCATTGAAAAAGAACTGTTCGAATTCATCAAGAGTATTATCAATATCTTTATAGTTTAAGATATTTTTGGATCTGTCTTCGATATTTAAAGGTTGCGCTAACCATTCATAGTATGACTGTAAGAAATATATAAAAGTTTCATACGAATCTTCATCCCTAATAAATTGGGGAAGTTGTTTAGCTATCGCTAAAAAGTTTCTATAATTTTCTGGTATCATCTTGCTGTTAAATTGACAGTAATGGAATCCGGATCAGTATCATCTAACGTCAATATTTTATCCATATTGGAAGTTATTATTGTAGTATCAGGAGCAACATTTATACTTAATTGTTGCAATGAATTATTTATTGCTTGTGGTTTAAAATTAGTTAATGTAACTAATCCTGTAGAATAATCCACAGTACCAGCAGATGAATTTAATATAACTTTTAACCCATTATTAAAATAGTAAGTTCTTAAATAACCAAACTGAGAGTCTAAAATTATTTTTGCTGAAGCTAATATACCAACACCACTAATATCTACGGTTGCTTGTGTATATCCAGAACCAGGATTATCAATGATTATATCAGAAACTTTTCCATTTTTTACAACAGCATGAGCCATTGCTCCAGAACCATCTCCATATATTGTAACTGTTGGAGTTGAGGTATAATTCAATCCAGCATTGATGATTTGAATTTTTTGTATTGACGATGCTGAAGATGGCACTTCTTCAAAAAATACTTCTGGTCGTAGTGTCAATGGTCCTATACTAGTATCTATCACTTGTATAGAAGGGGATATAGAAACGGAATTTCTTAAAATATCCCTTTTTATTTTTGTTCCAAAATTAATATTATAGTTTTCTGCTCTATTTAAATCCGGTAAAATCCTTTTTTGCAAGGTAATTTTACATTCATTTGTTATTACTGATGGATTTGAATTTCTAACAACATTAATTATATCTGGTAATACTAGAGTAGAATTAAACGTATTCAATGAAATTTTGGCTTGTTGAGATATTACATATTTAATATATGACTTCAACTCTTCGCTAGAAACCATCGATTTTGCTGGATTATATAAAACATCGGCTAATATCTTTACATAGATATAATCTGCATCTACGACAACAGGATCTGCTGTTAAAATGCTCATTGGTTTTATTATATTATTTCTTAATTTGTTCTTTTGTGCTAAAGTTAGGGAATATCCACCTCTTGGTTTTACAGCAACAAAAACTTTACCATACATAGGAGGATCATTTTGATCTCCCGACCAAACGTTGACAGAATCTATTGGAAATTGTCCAGAATTCTTTTGTATCAAAGTAATATAGTCATTAACAGTAACTGCTCTTTCTTGTGCGGCATACGCTTTTGGAGCCATATATTTTATGGTTTCTAGTGTTTCCTTACCCATTCCGCCATTTCCGGGAATTGTGGTCGTTATTATAATATCACCATAATTTCCTATGGAATCAGAAACCAGTGTAAATTCTGACACGTTCTGTATTATATTTTCAGAAACTGCTAGATAATTAATTACTACTATATTGCCATCTTGTAGTTTTTTCCCTATTATACCATCTCCAAAATATAACTCATAATAACCATCGAATGTTTCTTGTATGAAATATACTTCAGAATCTCCATCCAATGCTAAAATATCATCTGGATAGTTATAAATTGTATTGTTGACATCAATTGTTGACTTTTGTACAATAACTCTTAATGTTGATAGATCTACGTTGGATTCTGGTATTCTAAAAATAGCTTTTGGATTCTGTATAACATTATATAAAAAAGAATATGTTAGAGGTTCGCCTTGTTTTATTTGTAAATTTATGGCGTTTGCGGTAGTATTGAATTTATCTTTTGTGATGATAACTTCTTCTAATGTCACATAAGGGAAATTCGTATTATCGATGGTTTCGGTTATAAATTTTGTATATTTTGGTAAAACTATTTGCTCGGAAGTAACGCCTTCGAAATGAATATCTATAGTTGCCGTTGGAGCAGTAATGGATCTTGGAAGATATCCCAATGTTTTTGCATGAGAAATGACTGAACTTCTTTTTGTAGCAGTATCAAGAAACATTTCATTTCCCACCATATTTAAATAGTGGGCATTATAATGGGTATTATATGCTAAAATATCTAATAAAATGGATAATGCACTGCCTTCATAATTGGCATCTTTTAAGACATTTTGTTCTCTTAAAAATGTCTTAAAATTAGATTTGATTTCGTCAAAATCTAATCCTGTAAGTTGTATATTATTATTTACACCTGGCATATTTTATCCTTATCTTGATCTTTCTAGTAAAAAGTCTATTGTTATAGGAGTTGTAGAATTTACTTCATAATATGTGATGATAATAACATATCCATTTCGTTCATCATCTCCATTCACTTCAATGCTTTGCAATTTAACTCTCGGTTCGAAATTTACTATAGTATTATATATTTCCGTTTCCAAGTAATTTTCTACCAATGGAGTCATTGGTTCAAATAATAATTTTATTACATTGGAACCAATTTCTGGATGAAATGGTCTTTCGTAATGGTTGGTTAGAACCAAGTTTTTTAATGCTCGTTTAACCGCATTGGTATTAGTACTTAAAACCAGATCTTTTTTGACAGGATGAATGTTAAACGCCAGATCTAAATCTGCGAAAACAATTTTTTCTACTGGTTTAATGTAATTTTGTAATTCCATCTGTTATTTATAAATTATTTTAACCACCAGGACCAGGACAAACATATCCTTCTGGTGGGGTATATGGTGTTGTAATTCCTGTAGAATTTTCTTTGCCAGTTGCCCCAGTAGCACCAGAACACCAAGCATACATTAAAATTTCAGCATCAGAAGTTGCATGATGTGTATCAACGCACTTTTCTGTTCCATCTGGATATTGGAAACACCATTTAGCTCCAGCACCACCAGCACCAGGACCAGTTATTCTATCAAGAAGTTCTTGTAACCATTGTTCAAAACTCTTCTTTTTCGCTTCGTCTTCTGTAGCAGCAATACAAGACACGTTGATTTCATTATCAATAAATGCTTCTGGTTTATTTGTATAAGACATTCCCATTGGAGCAATTCCAGATCCACCACAAACAGCAAAATCTGGAGATGTATATCCAACACCTATTGGACCAGAAGTTGGAGCTTGTCCATATTCTCCGGGAAAATATAAATGGGTATGTGGAGCACATTCCACTCCTTTTAAAACTGTTCGAAAAGAATCTATAACAATCGGATCTCCCGTAGGACTAGGCAATACAGTTTCGCCAGCACAAGCATTTTTTGGAGTAACTATCGGAACACCAGCACCAGTGGCTCCCATATATATTTTACCTTGAACTTTTATTACTAAATCTCCTCCAACATTTAAATTTAAAGTTCCAGCGACGTTCAATCTAGCATCTGCATCTATATCTACTAAGGCTCTTCCTTTGGATTTAATTCTAGTCCATCTTTCTGTTGTGTGGTAGCTATTTCCTCTAATGTTTGTCAGGTCGCTACCATGAACTAATCTTACAGCATGTTTTAAATCTTTTCTATGAATAGTTCCTGTGTGTCTCATTTCTTGCATAGTACCCGTTCTATGCATCAAATTAATTCGTTCTTTCTTTTGTGTATCATCTACATCTATAAAATGTCCAGATTCAGATTGTTTAGAATCATTATATGGATATTTTGCTTCATAATCCGGTGAAACCTCGTCCCATACCAATCCCGCTGGAAGTTCTATTCCTTTTTTAATATTGCTTTTAATAAATGGAAGAGGAGTTTTGTCGATATTTTGATTTCTAGCAAGTCTACTAGTTGTTTGTTCATTTAATGGATTTGGGTATCTCTTTGGACCAGAATCAGTATATCTCAAACCTTCACTATCAACCATTGTTCTTGAAGCAACTTCTACTGGTCTTCCTCCTATATCTAGAGCAGGATCAGAAAATCCTTTAGAAGCAGGATACATTTTTGCTGGTTTATCTGGAAATCTTCCAAAAATATAGGGTTGTTGTGCATCTTTTCCGTCTATATAAAAACCAAATACGGCATCTCCTTCCTTTACTCCATAGGTATTATTGGAAACATTGGAAGGGAAAACTGGTATTGCCCATAGTAAATCTTGTGATGGAATTAATTTTTTATCATCTGTGTGATGAACAAACATTCTCACTTGGATTCTAGAAAGTTTTTCTGGATCATTTCTTCCTTCAACAATTCCAGTCCACCAAACAAATCCATCTAATCCTGGTACATTAGTATCATTAATCATAATTAAAAAGTTCCTTGCGTTCTTGCTTTAATTAAATCTTCGCTTTCTGTAAATGATTTCAATCCTGGGAAATCTTGGGTTGAAACTGCTTTATCATAGGCATCTTTGCAGAGTTCCATAGTAGTCTCAAAGTTTTGTTCTTGATCTATTCTATGATGTATAGCGGTTATCATATAACGTCCACAATAAAATTTATCTAGTTTTTTGGACGATTCCGTATTAGGTGCTTGAACTGGACCAGCCGATCTTAAATCAATATATACAACCATGCCAACTGTCAAATTTGTATCACCAGGAACAGCAACTTTCAATCTTATGGCGGAAGCTAATCTCATTTGAACATATCTATGAGGAATGGATATATCTATTCTATTATTTTTTGTCCTAAACCCCATTTTAACAACAGTATCTGGTACTTCATTATGTTTCTTTTTAAAACGATCTTTTGCATTACTCATCAAATGGTATGAATGATAACCTTTATATAAAGATAATTGCATCATTTTATCATTGAAATATTTTTCATAATCAAATTCTTCTTTTTCGTGTAATCTTTTAAAATTATCATTCCAAAATAATTTATTAGAAAATATACCGTCTTGAGTAGCTTCTAGCATGTCATAATTGTTCATAATCTCATATGAAATTATATTTTTCACTTCCCAGCCAGAAGGATCTGTAGCCTCTGTTTCTCCATCGTTTTTTACACCATACCAATATTTGTCATAATATTTACCATACTTTGAATAATCTCCGTATATAGCAACAAATGGTTTAAAATTCCATTTATCTTTGTCTTGGAAAAATAGATAGGAGGCTCCAACAATTCTAGTATCTTCACATATAGCGTGTGTACAAAGCCAATTTATAGCTTCCATTGGCTTTAAATTTGGAATGATAATATCATATTTTCCTAATGTTTTTATTTTATCTATAGGATCTTTGATTTTAAGATATGTCTTTGCGATGTCTTCTACAATTTCATCTATTCTCTTTTGCTTATATGATTTAGATACTCTATATTGTTCTGACAAAAATATCTCTTCCGTTGAAAAATTTAACACAAAATTTTCATTAGAATCTTTAGTTAAATTTCTATCTTCCATATTATAAATTCTACAATATTTCTTTAATGGTTCAGAATCATCCTGTCCGGGTTTAAATAATTCTAATTGTAGGAATTCGTCACCACAGAAAGATTTTTCGTTCTGTTGATTAGAAGAATCGGAAAGAATTAAATTTCCAGAACAAGCATTGCCAAATATATCTTCGTAATAATTTAATTCGGCACTTGTTAACCTAAATTCCATTGGTTTACCATCGGCAGATATAATTCTACATTTCTTTAAAAGAAAATCGGTAGGACTTGTTAATCCTAAAAAATCCGTAATGGTACTAACTAAATCAGACATATAACATACTCATCAATTTTACAAATTCTTCAACCGCCATTGGAAAATACTCTTGTTTTAATATTTTTATATTTCTCTTTTTCTCATTAATATATTCTTCGTAATCATATATAGTAGTTAATGTAGATCGAATAGTTTCATATTTAATTTCTGTTCCATCTTTTAACTGAACTATTTTTTTGAATGGATCTGTTCCTTCATATAAATTATAATATGCATCCTCTCCAATACTATAATATTGTTTGGATATTATCTCTCCTGTTCGTGTGTCTGTAACTTTAACGGTTTTTTGATATCCAAATTCTGGATCAATCGTCGTTGAAGCATATTCTATTCCGTCCATAAAACTTAATATAGAAAGTTCCAATCCACTACCAGTTCCTCCTAGATACGAATTATCAACGGTAAATATAGTGTTTGCATTATAATCAGATCCCCCTCTAAAGACTGATATATTTGTGACTTTTCCAGATCCAACAGTAAAATCGACAAGTGCTCCGCTACCAACAATATCAAATTCTTCTGAATTTTGTACTTTTATTGGTATGTTGTCGTAGTATCCATCAACGTACCCAGAACCTTGACTTTCTATTTTTAAAGAACTTACAGCACCAGTATTTTTATATTTGTCTAATATATAACTTTTGAACACATCGTATGACATTGGGAAATCAAAATTAACATCAAATATTTGATTTGTTAATAAAACAATCCAATGCAATTCTGGATTTTTGTAATATTTGTGTGCAATAGATTCAGCAGTATCAGAATCTTTAAATTCATACTGATAATATAAAGAATCTTCGTCAATATATTTGTCTGCAATTTTTACTCTTGTAATAAGATCTGTTAATAAAATCCCATTAACAAGACGTTTTGGATATTTGAAAAAATATTGAGGCATTTTATACGACCGTTATATCTAAATATGATTCTTGTTTTTCTAAAAGTTTTCTAAAGATATATCCTTTATATTGGGAATATTTTCCAGATATAACTTTATGTACACAAGAAAGATTAAATCCTTTTTCTTTCATCTCATAATTTCCATTCAAAATTCCAATTCTATTCATATTCATATCTAAAATCTCAATTGAATTCCCTTTATTTCTCATTTTCTTTTTGGTTTCTTCGTTTTCCCAAGATTTTTTTGAGGAAATACTAATTTTTAATTTTGCACTTTCGGGTTGCGATTTACCCTTAAATGTACTCTCTTTTCCTTTCTTAACTTCGGACATTTTTTGTCTGGTTTCCTCTGTTGGCTTTGTAGTTATAGAAAACATTTTTTTCCTTAAGTAAAGAGAAACGTCCTTTTTAATATCCTTGATTGATACGTTCTTTGGTTAATATTTCTGTTTCCTTGAATACCATAGATAGCTGTGTTTGTACAGGCATACCATCATTATAAGTAGCCCAACCATATGGAGCATAATCCACTGATAATTTTTGTAATACGCACGTTGACATTTGGAATATATTTTCATTCCTACTAGTCTTATACATATATTCAATATTAAAAGTGGAAGGTGCAATCATGTATCTACCGATACTTTTATCTATTTCTGGCGCAGCATGGAATCTAAAAGCTTTGATAATGTTTCTAACATTAGCTGCTTCTGCTGGACTTTTTGGAGTAAAAATAAAATCAAATTGGAATGTTCTTAAATCAACACCTCTGAATAAAACGAATATTTGAGGATTTACAGCAAATCCTGCCATCCCCATTGCTATATCACCAATTCCTCCTTGTCCTCCACCCATCAATATATCTGATAAAGCAGCAGCACCAAGATGTCTCAAACCTTCAGATGCTTTTCCTTTTAGGTAATCTCTCCCGGCTTGAATAGCACCACCACCAAGTTGACCATATTTTAATGCCTTTCCACCAGCTTCAGTTAAAGAAGCATCCTGCCAGTCATAATTACATGCAAAACTCATAGAATCTGGAATGTAAAGTGATATTGCTTGCGTAATACGAGTTTGAGATAATTTATTTAAAGATTCTTGATCGAAAGAAAAGCCTAAATTTGATAATACATCTTGAGCCAATCCGACATAAAATGGATTTCCTCCAGGAAACCCCGCATTACCACCAAGAGTTGTGGCTTCTGTTTGTTGATATCCGCCACCAGGAAGCTGGGAATTATATGCTGGTGTATAAACTTTTGAATAATCTACAGCAGTAGAACCATTAGTAGCAACGTTATAACTTCCTCCGGACATGTACTTCGTAGATTTATTAACATTAATATAAAAATTCATATAGTGTCCAAAATTTGCAATGTCATCAAATTCTAGAGGATATGTTAAACTACTAAAAGTATAAGGAGATCCGTTTAAACTTTCTAATGGATTTTTTGCGTTATAGACGGGCATATTTTTCCAAAAACTCTGTTAAATAATAATTATTTATATAAAAAATATAAATACTTAATTTGAAATTTATCATGGCAAATAATAAAAGTTATCCAAAACCGCAGCTATGGCGACCAAAAAATTATGCAAAATATAGGGGAGACTATAATAATATTTGGATTCGATCTTCGTGGGAAAAAAAAGTTTTAAATTGGATGGATACGAATCCAAATGTTATTGAGTATTCCTCTGAAGAAATAGTTATTCCATATTTATCTCCAATAGATGGAAAATATCATAGGTATTTTCCAGATGTATATGCAAAAATAAAAAACTCACAAGGGCAAATAATAGAATATTTAATAGAAATTAAACCATTACATCAAACAATAGAACCAGAAGTGAAAAATAGAATAACCAAAAAATATATTAATGAGGTTTATACTTGGGGTATAAATTCCGCAAAATGGAAAGCTGCTGATAGATATTGTAAGGAAAGAAAAATTATTTTTAAATTGATGACTGAAAGAGAAATTTTTGGATTAAAATAATGGGACTAGAACATTTAGATTATACAGAAATGCAGGAATTGAAATATGAGGGAAAAACTTATGTTTTCAATCCTTTTTATCTTGGTATGGGTATGTGGTTAGAGAAGTATTCCTCTGGTAGAGTAAGTCCCGTTCCGGCCCCAAAACATATACAAAAACATCTTAATAATACTGCATTTGGATATGCAGAACTTCCTAATATGGCTGATAGATTTAGATCAGCCGAAAACGCAGGACAAATGGAAAGATTAAAACGTACATCTGTAGAATGGCTTGAGGCAAAGACAAAATTAATAAGAATGGGAGTTTCCAAAATTCCAGATTCTCGTAATCCGGAAAACATAACAAACTTTCTTGGAGGTATGTATCATTATCATTATGATCCTAAACATAAGGAAACACTTCCAATTTGGGATAAATATCCTTTAGTAATAGCATTAGATGTTAAAACTAATGGATTTTTGGGTTTAAATTTACATTATGTTTCTGGGAGAGATAGAACAAATTTATTATTAGGTCTTTTAAACTCTAGAACATATGATGTACCAAATAATAGAATGAAAATAAATCAAAATTATAGTACATTAGTTAAAAATATTCAAAAATATCCGAATTTTAAAAGATGTATAAAATGGTATTTAACTAATCATATACAAGGTCAAGCATTGGAGATAAAACCACACGAATGGGGTTTTTCTATATTTTTGCCATTAGAAGAATTTATCGAGAACAAATCTAAAAAATAGGAACAATTAAATGGCAGTCGCAAACATAAATGAATTTATTTCATCATTTAAAACCGAGTTATCCCGACCATGTAATTTTGAAGTCGAGATAATCCCTCCAGCAAAATTGGCAGGAGCGGTTGGTGGTGGATCAATAGCAAAATTTCGATGCGAACAGGCGGAATTACCGGCAAGAGCATTTGTTCTCATAGATCAAAAAACATACGGTCCAATTGAACATTATCCAGTCCAAAATACATATAATAAATCTGCAATGGTATTCATTTGCGGAGATGATATGAAAGAAAAAACTTTTTTTGATGCTTGGATGGAAATTATATCTGGAAAACAACACAATGGAGTTAAGTTCGATTTTGAATATAAAGTTAATTATTGCACAGATATTAAAATCACGCAAATGTCATTGGATGGAAAAGAGGCATACACAGTATATTTGGTAGATGCTTTTCCGGCAGAAGTATATTCAATGCCTTTAAGTTGGGCGCAAGTAAATGATTATAACAGATTAAATGTAGTTCTAGCTTATCGATATTTCAAAGTATTCCCTGGAGGATCTTCTTCTGGAGAATTGAGCCAAGAACAACAAAGGCAATCTTTGGTGGAAACATTATCTAAAAAAGCAAAAGACAATGCAGCATTGAAACCTCCAGTATTACCACCACCAAAACCGCCGACGCCAAATGAGAAAAAAGAAAATTCTCCAAACAATAATACATCTCCAAGTAATCAACCTGAGATTTCTATTCCTTTAGTTCCAACACCAGCGCCTTCAAAGCCACCTGAGATTTCTATTGCTTTAGTTCCAACACCAGCGCCTTCAAAGCCACCTGAGATTTCTGATCCATTACCTATAGCACCTATATCTCCACTAAAGCCACCTGAGATTTCTATTCCTTTAGTTCCAACACCAGCGCCTTCAAAGCCACCAGAGATAGCTGATGATTCTGGATTTAGACCAGTAGCACCACCACCAGAAAAGCCACCAGAGATTTCTGATCCATTGCCTATAGCACCTATATCTCCACTAAAGCCACCAGAGATTTCTATTCCTTTAGTTCCAACACCACCACCAGAAAAGCCACCAGAGATTTCTGATCCATTACCTGTAGCACCTATATCTCCACTAAAGCCACCAGAGATTTCTATTCCTTTAGTTCCAACACCAGCGCCTTCAAAGCCACCAGAGATTTCTATTCCTTTAGTTCCAACACCAGCGCCTTCAAAGCCTCCAGAGATAGCTGATGATTCTGGATTTAGACCAGTAGCACCACCACCAGAAAAGCCTCCGGAAGTTTCTGATCCATTACCAGTAGCACCACCACCAGAAAAGCCACCAGAGATAGCTGATGATTCTGGATTTAGACCAGTAGCACCACCACCAGAAAAGCCGCCAGAGATAGCCGATGATTCTGGATTTAGACCAGTAGCACCACCAGAAAAGCCACCAGAGATAGCTGATGATTCTGGATTTAGACCAGTAGCACCACCACCAGAAAAGCCACCAGAGATAGCTGATGATTCTGGATTTAGACCAGTAGCACCACCACCAGAAAAGCCACCAGAGATAAAGCCTCCTGCTACTCAAATTTTAACTACTAACGTGACATTTACATATAATGGAGTTAGTAAATCGAAATCTGTGCAGTCGGAAATAAAAACTCCTACAATTTCATATGAAATAATGGATGCTTTGAAAAATAATACAAAAATTCCAGAGATTCCACCCGCTCCATCGAAAGCAGTCATACAAAAGGAAAATCTAATGGAAGTTAAATATAGTGTAAATTATACAAATCAAGAAGGACAAACAAAAACAGTTGAATTTTCTGATTGGATTAAAACTCCACCAGAAGTTACTCAAGCATTTAAAGATCTGGAAACGGAATTAAAAGCACAAAATCCTCCATATCAATATCCAAAACCAGTTGTATTGAGTCCTGGAAGTGGTATACAAAATCCATTGGGATTATTTTAAATTTGATTTGCATAATAAATAATTTTTTTATATAAAAGGAAATGATATGAGTTTACCAAAAATTAATTTACCAGTTTATGATTTAGTATTGCCTTTATCTAAAACAAAAGTAAAGTTTAGACCATTTACAGTAAAAGAACAAAAGATTTTATTATTGGCTTTGGAATCTGATAAACCAGATTTCATTAATGAAAATATTAAACAAATTATTAAAAATTGTTGTATCACGGAAATTGATGTTGATTCCTTGGCGGCAGTTGATATTGAATTCTTTTTTATCAATCTGAGAGCAAGATCGGTTGGTGAACAGGTAGATTTGAAATATCGCTGCGAGAATACAATTGATGAAGAAACAGGAGAAGTTTGTAAAAATAGATTAGATTTAACTTATAATTTGTTGGATATCAAATTGGATTCCGAAGAATATAAAGATGTCATTCCATTGACTGCTAATGTTGGTGTAAAAATGAAATTCCCAGATTATTCTACTTTAGAAAAAATGAGAAATACTAGTTCCGTTGCCAAAGCAGTTTTTGATGTTGTTATTTCTTGTATCGATTATATCTATGATGATGATCAGTTCTATTATGCAAAAGAAACCAAGAAAGAAGAACTTAATGATTTTATCGAATCTCTAAATGTGGATCAGTTTAATAAAATTCAAAAATTCTTTGAACAGATGCCTAAACTTCAAAAGGTATTAAATGTTAAATGTTCCAAATGTGGTTTTGATCATACCATCAAAATCGAGGGACTCGAAAATTTTTTCGAATGATCTTTTGCCATGATAATTTGCAGAATTATTATAAAACCAACTTTATATTAATACAGCATCACAAGTATAGTCTAAGTGAATTAGAAGACATGCTTCCTTGGGAGAGAGCCGTTTATGTCTCCCAATTAGAAAATTACATAGCGGAAGAAAACGAAAGATTAAGTAAATTACAAAGATAGGAAACTACAATGGCAGATACAGGAACATCAATTGCTCAATTGATAGGACAATTAAAAACTTCAAATGCTAATTTACCAGCAGCTATGTCTGCGGTTGGTGGAAAAGAGGGAGGTGGTGAAAGTCGATCAATTGTTGTTAATGTAAATGCCGCTCCTGCTACAACGCAGCAAAATACCCAAACGGAAATAGTAAATCAAGAGAAAGTTATTAATTCTCTAGATAGAATCTATGATGTATTGATGCAACAATTGAACTTCAATAGAAAAGAAGATCAAGAAAGACAAATGGAGTTGCAGGTCAAACCACAAGACTTCCAGAAACAAATGGTAGATTCGCAAAAACAAGTAGTTACTGCCGTAAGAGAAGGTAAAAGAGAAGATAGTTCTTTTATGTCCACCATTGGTGGGTTGGTTGGAGCATTCGGATCGTTTATTCCAAAAATGGGTGGATTGATTACTGCTATTGGAGGGTTTGCTCCAGCAATTGCAACGTTGGTTGCTGCCGTTGCTGGATTTAAAGCAGTTTCTTCTGCTTTGAGTTGGGCTGCTGAAAAGCTAGGATCAACTAGTATTTCTCCGGGATTGGGAGGATTTTTTCCTAATGCTCCGGGAGGAACTGATGATGGTAGTGGAAAAATTCCTAAAATATTTCAACGAGAACCTAGTGATGGTCCAAGAACTGGTCCAATGCTGGGAGAACCGGGAAAACCGGGGAGCGGGACAATAAAAAGATGGGATGATGTTGAATATGGCACAAAACAAGGAAAGTTCTCATTCAAGCCGGAAATCGCTTCTATAATTAAAGAAACTGCGGAAAAATCTGGATTAGATGAAAACTATTTGAGAACTATGGCACACATAGAGTCAAAAGGAAATCCTACTGCATTTAATAAGGGATCAAAAGCTGCTGGATTATATCAATTCATACCAAGTACTGCAAAATCATATGGACTTAGAGGAAAAGAATTCGATCCAAGAGCAAATGCAATGGCTGCTGCTCGATTATCTTTAGATAATAAAAAAATATTAGAGAAGGCTGGGATAGAAGCAACTCCAGAAATGTTATATATTGCTCATCAACAAGGACCACAAGGGGCAATAGATTTAGTAAAATATGCAAAAGAAGGGAGAAGTTTTTCTCAATTGCCAGGAACATTACAAAGAAACATTAAAAGCAATGTTCCTGGAAGAAAAGCTCTTGGAGCAGAAGAATTTTTAAACTTTTGGAAAAAAGGCTATAGAGAACATGCTTCTATTGCTGGAATTCCAAAAAAGGAAGAACCATCTTTAGTCGATAAAGGAATAGACAAACTCAAAAAGTGGACAGGCATAGAAGATAACGACGAAACTTCAAAAAATATGGTAAAAACTTCGGAATTAAGAGTGAAGGGGGGATTAGACGGTCAAGCATTTAAAGGAGGAGAAACTGAAGAAGGTACAATAAACCTTGCACGAGTCATTCAAGCCCAAGAAAAAGATCTTCCCGGAGGACTTAATAGGTTTAGCGCATTTAATGATGAATATCATGGAAAAGCCAATCCAAAATCAAAACATACAAAAGGATTAGGATTGGACTTTTCTTTAAAAGACGCAAAATATTCTAGCGAAGCTTCCAATTTCGTTAAACAACAATTGATTGGTTCTGGATTATCAGAAGAAGATTTTAAAATAATAAATGAATATAAAAATCCATCAAAACATTCTACTGGTGGACACATTCACGTAAATTTTGCAAATAAAGAAGCTGCAGAAAAATATTCTAAATTTACAAAAGAAGGAGAATCATCAACTTACGCAAAACTAGAAAAACAACTTCCAGAAGGAGGAAGATATGGAGAAGAGGAATCTGAACAAGAGGAAACCAACGAACCAGTTATAAGAGAACCCGTTTCTGCATCAAAAGAAGCAACTCCTAGTGGTGGAACTGCTCTAGATGCAGCATTTGCAAAATTAGGAGCAGAAGCTGATTCTGAAGGAATGACAGGATTTGGTGGTCTTGCAACCATTTTAGGTGGACTTGGTGGCGGTATGGGTGGAGAAAATCTATTACCAAAATTCGATGAAAAAGTTGCAGAACTTGGTGGTGGAGAAGAAAAAGGAAAAGCATATGCTCCGGATTTCGAGAGAATGACGAATCTTTTATCAACTATTGCTTCTAATACAGGAGATATGGCTGAAAAGGGTGATGAAAAAGAAGAGACACCGACAGCATCTAAAGAAGATGAAACTTCAACCGAACAACCAACTGCTGCTCCGGAAAATAATGTACAAGCAGATATGAGTTCTTCATTAGTTTCGGAAAATTTTGGATCACAGACTCAACAAGGAAATAATCCATTTGGTTCTTTTGGTAATATATTCTCTACTGCTGGAACAATGTCTGGTGGTATTTCTAGTATTATGTCTGGAATTGCTGGAATGAAAGGTGGTGATCCTAGAAGCATTATAAATTCTGTAAATGGAATGCTTGGAATGGGAAGGGGAACATTTGGTGGCATGGGAGGGTTTGGAGGAAATTATCCGGGAAGAAGCGGAGTTGATGGTAGCGGAATGCCAAATAGAAGAGAAGATGGTTTCGGGTTTGGAATTCCAGGATTTCCAGGAATGGGAGGAATTGGCAACGGTGCTTCTGGTACTTTAGGTGGATTAGGAAGAGTTCTTAGTGGAGTTGGTGGTATGATGGGTGGTGGAATGCTTGGTGGATTAGGAAGTGTTCTAAGAGGTTTTGGAGGAAATTATCCAGGAAGAAGTGGTGTCGATGGTAGTGGAATGCCCAACAGAAGAGAAGATGTATTTGGCATTCCTGGAATGCTGGGTAGCATGGGTAATATTGGTGGAATGTTAGGAGGTCTTGGTGTCACAGGATTTGGTGGAACAGCTAAAACTATAGGTCAAGTTGGAGGACTATTAGGAAATCTTAGCGGAATGATGAATGGTGGCGGAAACCTTGGTGGTATGGGAGGATTGCTTGGAAATACTTTTGGTGGTCCTATGGGTGGACTTATAGGAAGTGCTGGTGGTGGAGCATTGAGTGGTTTATTTAATAGTATTTCTAGTGGTGGTGGAATCGGAGATGCTGTTAGTGGATTGCTTGGTGGAGCATTAGGATCGACTGGAGGAGTTGGTGGAATTCTAGGAAGTCTTGGTGTTACAGGATTTGGTGGTGGATTTAATCCAACAGTTTCAAAAGAAGGAACTGGTCAATATCCCGGAAGAGAAGGTGGTAATGGCGGTTCTTTAGATGAAATGATGATGAAAAATTTAGGAATTCAAAGAGAAGAAGGATTCCCAACTATGGGTGGAATGGGCAAAGATGAATATTTAAAAAGACAAGCCCGTGGAGAAACATTCGATCCGAAAACTGGTGCTGGGAGTGGTGGAACATCCACCCCAATTCAACCAAGAAGTATGGGGGATATAGGAGAAGGACTTTCTGGATTGGGAAAAATTGGAAAAGATTTAGGTGGTGCTATTTTTGGTGGTATTGGAAGTTTATTTGGAATGGGTGATGGAATTGCTTCAAAAGGAGCGGGGGATGATGTAGCATCCATGAAGCAACAACACGGAGATTCTTCTGGAGGAATGTTAGAATCTTTGGGAGTTTCTGGCATTGGTAGTGCTTTGGGAACATCTTCTTTAATGAGTGAAGGAAGTTCTATGATGGGGGGAGCATTAGATGGGTTACAGTCCTCATTCTCGTCTATGATGGGATCTGGTAGTTCTGGTGGTGGAGAATCTGCTTCCAGTAGTGGTGGTTCTTCTACTGCCATAGGAAATGCTGGTGGTGGAGGTGGAGGTTCTGGTGGTGGTTCTCCCGGATTTAAATCTGGTGATCAAAGAGCGGGATCGAGTTCCGGAGCTATGGGTATTCAGATGGGTGTTAGGAATGAAGAATCGATTCTACAAAAAGCTCAATATTCAGTAATAAGAATAGTATAAAAAAGGGGGGCTTAAGCCCCCCAATTATTTTAATCTTCGTTTAGTAGAGCGGAGAAATAATCCAGATCGGAATCTTCCTCTAGAGTATCCACGAAAGCAGATTCAACTTCCTTTTCCTTATCTTCAATGCGTTGAGCCTTAACAGCTTCAACTGTAGAAGAACGAGGAACTGATGCAGAAGTGATTCCGAGGACACGATCCAACTTAGCCTTTAGTTCAGCATAAGTTTTAAAATTCTTTGGTTCTAGTAGTTCCTTGAGAGAATGTTCTGTATTCCAAAGTTCTTCCATCTTATCATCGTCATCAAAGAGTGGAGCGGGAGAATCAAATTCTGATAGATCATAATTCTGATAACCATCAACCTTACGAATCTTTAGCTTAAAATTAGCTCCATTCCAAAAATCAAAAGGATCAATAGCCTTATCATCCTCAAATTGAGGATTCATAGCTTGGGTGATCTTTTCGAAAATCTTCTTACCAAACTTGAATAGAAATACCTTTCCTTCGTTTTCTGGATGCTTTGGATCTTTAACAACATAAATGTTGGAAACATAGTGTAGTCTTCGCTTTTGCTTCCTAGCTTGTTCCTTGTTAGCTTCAATACCAGAATTCCAAAGTTCTGTGTTATATTGACTCATAGGATCATCTTGACCAATTGAAGTCAGAGACTTTTCGATATACCAACCACCTTGGCCTTGAAATCCATGATCGTAATACTTAACCCAAGGAAGACCATCGTCTCCATCTTTCGGAGGGGCAGGAAGGAATCGGATAATTGCATATCCATTAGATGACTTATCCAGTTCACACTTCCAATACTTATCATCGTCATTGGAATAATTAGAAGAACTCATAGCTTCGACAGCTTTTGATAGCTTTTCGAGAGAAGAGCCACTGGAACGTTTTAGATTTGAAAATGATGACATTTTTATTTACCTCGTATAACAATATATTAGCAACGTATTAACAACTTGTCCAAAAACACATAATATAGTTTATTTAGCTCAATTTTTTTACCTCCGTTTTTAAAATAGTTTTCATTTTATCTTTATCAAATTTCATAAATGGGAAATATTTAATACATTTCAATTTAAATTGATCCCATATTATATTATCCTTCATATTCTTATTCCAATTAGGAAAAAATCTTAGTATAGAATTAAGTATTAATAATGTTTCTAAATTAGTCTTTTCTTTTAAGACTTCTTTCATTAATATCGGACAATCTTTCGAAGGAATAAAAATTGAATTGAAATCTTCATTTCGATCTAAAAGATTTATTATATCTTGTTTAAATAAATAAGTCAAGGATTCATTTTTCTTCAAGAAAGACATATATCTTTCATTTGCTTCTTCTGATAATAAGTCAAATATATAGGCTTTTGGATTATCAAGAAGATTAGCAATATAAAAAGATTGGAGATCTGAATTATATTTTTTATATAATTTTTCAAAAGCGTGGATTTGGTTATTTGGTATAAATCTTGATTTTGTTTTACCGGAATATTTAAAGTAATCGTATTGTTCTGTATTGAAATGTAATTTCAAAGAATTGTATAATTTATACGCATCAATTGCTGACATAATTAAATTGGTAATACTGGAATTTTTTCTATTAAATTGTTGGTCATGGCTTCTTCCGTTACTTTGGAAACTATAAATGGAGTAATCAGTTTTGCAGCAACTTCCATTTCCAAGCCAACATCCTGACAATATTCAGTAATGGCATCTATATATCCAATATTATCCTTTTCAACTAATTCTATAATTTTCTTAGAAAACCTTTCCATTTCTTCTAGTTTCGGAGACATTATTAACCTCACTGTTAAAAAGTTCCCCCAAAATGAGGGAACTTGTAGATTTCCATTCAAGTCACTAATAAAATTATATATTTTTACTTAATGACTTCAAGGGAGACTTTTGCAGTTCCTCCCATTCCGATAGCACTTTTAGCCGCATGAGAAAGATCAATACATCTTCCTCTTACAAAAGGACCGCGATCCAAAATAATAACCTTAGTTCGTTTATTATTTGTCAAGTTTGTGACTAATACCTTGGTTCCGAATGGAAAGCGTTTATGTGCAGCCACCATAGCATGGGTATTAAAAGGTTTTCCAGATGCGGTTTTTTTACCATGAAAAGAACCACCATACCAAGAGGCAGTACATGTTTCAGCCAACGAAACAGACGAACAAGCTAATAATAACAAACTGGCAATTAATTTAAATTTCATCGTTTTTCTCCTATTGGAACAGCAGGATTGCTGTTTTACTATTTGATGATTAAGATTACTTTTAATAAAAAGTTATCTAACACCAACCAAAGATTTGGTCGGTAGAATATTTATAATATCACAAATTTGATAAAAAGTCAAGCCTTTCGTGCAATGTGCTTTTGTATAAATATTAATAAATTATTTCTACTTTAGAGAGAAAAACATATGTTAAAATTCAAACAATTTCTAGACGAATCTTTGATAGTAAGTGATGACATCATGTGGCTATCATATTATGATTTTCTAGATGAAACTTATTATGATACTCCAACCGATGCAGATGAAAAAACCGAATTGAAAAAATCTGAACTTAGAAAAGTTAGAGATGCAAATAGAGCAAATCTGGACAAAGCATACGGTAAATCAAAGGATACAGATCTTCCAATCAAAGGTCAAGAAAGAATTCAATCTGTCGAAGATCATTTAAAAAATCATTTTTCAAAACCAGAGCACGAAAGAAAATCTCAAATTGAAGGTGCAACAAGAAGATTGGCGGTTGCTCACGGATTACTGGACGATGTAAATAAACCTTTGAATGAAAAACAATTAAAAGGTTTACACCACGCAGTAAAAAATAAATTATATACCGCAAATAAAAAATTAGCCACCATTCAAGGCGAAGGTGTTGTTGATAAAAATGGAAGACAAATTTCTCATACTCTTGGCGCGACAGGAATGGCATCTGGGAATTATCATCAACATGGTAATAAGGAAACTTGGGTTAATACATGTCATAAACAAACTGCTGCTTGTGGTGGTCCACAAGGAGAGAGAAAAGGATTATGTTTAGCACAGCTTGGAACATATAATTTCACAAAAAATTATGCTAAACAAGATCTTGATTCACAAATTCAACATGATTCCAGAAGAACAGATGAATCTCATGGACATGGTGCTGGTCATTCACCACATTTAGATTATCATTTATTAGCTGCACATCATACTTTAGAAGATGCTAAGAAGGCAAGAAAGAAAGGGGAATCTATTGCAGTAAGAACTAATGTTACCGATGAAAGCAAAGATGCTCTTAACAATGCCCTCCACAAAATAAAGAAAGGCGAAATTAAGACTGATGATGACACAAAAGATGCGGCACATCATCACGTAATGCTTTTCAATTATGGAAAAGAACATATAAGCACCATTCACGATCCAGAACATAATGTTTATACAATCGGTTCCGATACTGGTCCTATTCATAAAAATGGAAAAATTACTAAATCCAACATAAAACGTGAAAGAGAACTCCGTAATGCTACTTCTGGTGATAATCCTAGAAATCAGTATGTAATCGTTGGCGGAAGATCTAAAAAGGCCAAAGATTCTAAGGGCGAAGGGATGTTATTGAAGTATCAAAAAACTCCTGGTCAAAAATCTAAATTGACTGGAGAAAAGAAAGAAGATGTGAAGAAAGCCACTAAATTTAGAGATGATACAATCAAAAATATTAAAACTGTTAGAAGATATGATCTACATGCAGAACCACACGAAGGAGAACATTTAGAAGGACACGCAAAAGTCGAAGGAGAAGACAGATATCATCATCCACATGGACATGGTTATGTTGTGAAGCAAATAAATGGGAAAGCCCATAGAATCCATTATCAGGATTATAATGTTGCTCTACATGGTCATAAACATGATGCTAGATTCGATCCAAGAGAATATGATCCAAAACATATTGGAAACAATAGAGATAGATTTGGAAGAAGAGTTGGTGCAGCAATTGTAAACAGTCCAACGGCTGCTACACCGGGAGAAAAGGTAGAACATGGTGAAATGTTCCATGATGTTAATGATATTAAACACGAAGAAGCCGATACTCACGGAAGAACTGGTGTTCTAGAAGTAAATCATCCAGATAAAGTGATGGCTGCTAGACACACAGATGGATCTGGTCATGATTATACTGCACAACCACAAACTCTAAACCCACAGAAGAAAGAAAGAAAAGTTATACCAATCAAAGCGGCATAATTAAAAGTCCTAAAAACCCCAGAATATAAATATTATTATTTCTGGGGTTTTTTATGCTCTCTTTTAAGCAATTTACTAATTTATTTCTAGAAGAACTTCTATTCGAAGAACTTTCACCAGATCAAAAGAAATTAGTTTCTGGATGGACTTCGGAATTGAAATCTCCAGCAAGAGGTCCGGAGATATCTAAACATCTTCCTTTTGATGAAAATGGTAGATTAGATATCCCTCTTCAAAAATCAAATACCCCATCAACATCGACAACAGTTCACCCAGAAGTAAAACAACATTTAGAAAAGAAAGGATTTTATCCAGTATCTTCTACACATGCCGAAAGAGAAATTGAAACTACTATACCAGAAGGACCAAGAAAAGGTGAAGTAGTAAGAAAGAAACAACAACAAAAAATTGGTGCTTTATTATCCGATAATCCCGATCTTCAAAAGAAACATGCTGAAATGGGAGCAAAAGCTGGAGCAAAGTCCGGGAATTTTTCTATAGAAGTTCGAAGAGATCCTCACGGCGTTGCGGAAATGTCATCAGGAAATAAAAGTGCAGATGGAAAAGAATCATGGACTTCTTGTATGGGACTTCCGGATAAATCTTGTGGAACTAGTGGTGGAATGCATCATAATTATATTAAAAAAGATATTCAGCATGGTACACATGTTGCTTATCTCCACCGAGATGGAAAAAGAATTGGTAGAGTAGCATTAAAACCATATGTTTCCGAACATGGTCATACTATATTAAGACCGGACCCAAATGTTTATGGACAACAAGATGCTAACGGAGATTTCCATAAAACAGTTTCAGCTTGGGCAGAAAAACATTTTCCAATGAAAGAAGGTCATTCTGTATATACAGCACATCCAGAAGTATATGATGAC